TCAGATCACGGTCACGCAGGCGAATTTCGATCCGCTCCAGTTCCAGACGACCGCGCAAGCGCTGATTGAGCAGATCTTGCAAATGGCGGGGTATTCGATGCAGACGTTCGGTGTCGGCGACACGGGCACTGTGCGCACGGCGACGGAGATCGAGTCGAAGGAACGCCGGTCGTTGATGACGCGGGGGCGGAAGATTCGCGCGTGGGCGCCGGCGCTGGTGGAGCACATCACGAAGCTGCTGCTCATCGACAACGAGTTCTTCGGCGGCCACAACATCGTCACGGATCTGCTGGTCGAGTTCTCCGATGGTGTGCAGGAGACGCAGGAGCATTTGGCGGCGGCCGTGCAGGCGTTGTTCGTCGCCGAGTCCGCGTCCATCCACGAGCGCGTGTCGATGCTGCATCCGGAGTGGGACGAGGACCAGATCGGGGAGGAAGTGGACGCGATCAAGGTCGAGTTCGCGCACGACGCACCCCCGATGGTGCCCCCGGACTTTGGACCGGTCGACGCGCCGGGGGCGAGGTAGGTGGCAACACCACCGCCTGACGACCAGTTCCGGCAGCTTCTCGCCGCACTGTTGGCCGCGTATTTCACCGCGGAGCAGCAGTTGTTGGGTGGGGTTGCGGGGATTCTCCGGTTCACGAGACCGGATTTCTTGTCCCAGTTGGCGGCGTTGTCGAAGATGCGCCGCCTCGCCGGTCAGGTGGACGCGAACCTGTCGACCGCGGATCAGGCGTACGTGGGCCCGTTGGTGCAGAAAGCGATCGAAGCGGGCCGCGCGTCCGGCAGCAAGGAGCTCGAGCGGGTCGGCAAGGACCTCGATCGTGTCCCGGCACCGTTCGACTTCGGAATGCCGCACGGGGAACGCAGCGTGCAAGCCATCCGGAACGATCTCGTGTCGCCGCTGGATGATGTGAAACGGCGCATCACCCGCCTCCCTGATGACGTGTACAAGCTCATCTCCCCGGCTGCGGCGGCAGGGCAAGCGGTCGGTCATGGGTACACGCCGGCGCAAGCTCAGGCGTACGCGTGGCGTGAGTACGTGCGGCAGGGCGTGACCGGGTTCACTGACCGTTCAGGCCGGGACTGGTCCCTGTCCGCGTATGTGGAGATGTCCGTCCGGACGGCGACGATGCGCGCGTTCAACGACTCCCACTTGCAGGTGATCACCGCGACCGGGGAGAACCTCGTGATCGTCTCCGATGACGGGCACCCGTGCCCGTTGTGCTTCCCGTGGCAGAACCGGGTGCTGTGCATCGTCCCTGACGGGCAGCATCCGACGATTGCGGACGCGATCGCTGCGGGGCTCATGCACCCGAACTGCAAGCATGTCTGGTCCATCTACCTCGAAGGCGTCACCCAGCTCCCGCCGCGCCGTGAATGGACCGAGCAGGACGCGCTCGACTACCAGAACACGCAGAAGCAACGCCGCATCGAGTTGGAGATCCGGAAAGCGAAACGGTCGTTGGAGTACGCGACGGACCCGGCCACGCACGCGGCGGCACGCGCTGATGTGCGACGCGAGCAGGCGCGGATGCGGAAGTTCATCGCCGAGACCGGCTTCCTGCGCTACTCGCGCCGCGAGCAGGTCGATTTGGCGAACGATCACCTGAAGCTACCCACCCTCCAATAACCCAGCAAGGGAGCAACACCATGGCAATAGCAGGCAACTGTCAGGCAAGGGTCCTCCTCGACACAGGGACAGGACCGGCGCGGGAGGTCGCGTCACTGTCAATCCCTGTCGACGTGTCGACCGACGGTTCGGTCCACATTTCCGGAGGCAAGGCAGATCTCGCGGACGCACTCACTGCCGCCGCCGCCCGCCTTCGCAATTCGTAGTCTCACCCAGAGCAGTACCCCTCAAGCCTCGACCTGACGTCGGGGCTTTTTTCATGCCCGGCCAGGCGTCGGCAGAAGGAGCACAAGTGTCCAACCCAGTTATTCACACCCTCCGCGACGTCGACGGCATGGCTGTCATCGGCCGCACCCGCCACGACCTGATGGGCATCCGCTACGAAGACGGCGAAGGCGGCAACACGCCCGCCCCGCCCGCGCCTGACGCCGCAGCAACCCCAGCGGCACCGGCAACACCCGCTGAGCCCGTCACGCCCCCAGCAGCGCCCGCTGAGAACGTCGCCGACCTCCCCGCGTGGGCACAGAAGATCATCACCGAAACGCGGGCGGAAGCGGCCGACAACCGGGTCAAGGCGAAAGCTGAAACCGACC